TTATTTCTTCGGCAGTTTGAAAGAACTCTTCAGAGAAACAATACGGTTAAATACCAGATTCTCCGGTGTAGAATCCTTTGCATCGATACAGAAAAATCCGTTTCTTACAAACTGGAAGCTATCATAAGCTTTCGCATCTGCAAAGCTTGGCTCCACATAAGCATCTTTGATAATCTTCAGAGAATTTGGATTCAGGTTCAGAGAACCATCCTCTTTATTGTATACACCCTTCTCTTCATCTACAAGGTTCTCATACAGTCTTACTTCTGCTTTCTGTGCATATGGTGCCGGAACCCAATGAATTGTTCCTTTCACCTTACGTCCTGTAAATCCACTTCCAGCCTTTGTCTCAGGATCATAAGTACAGTGAACTTCTGTCACGTTACCATTCTCATCCTTTACAAAGCTTTCACACTTCACAAAATATGCGTGCATCAGACGAACTTCATTCCCTGGGAACAAGCGGAAATATTTCTTTGGCGGTTCTTCCATGAAGTCATCTCTCTCGATGTAAAGTTCACGACAGAACGGGACTTTACGTTGTCCGAGTTCTTCGTTCTCCAGATTATTCGCAACATCCAGATATTCAACTTCTCCTTCCGGATAGTTATCAATCACAAGCTTGACCGGATCAAGCACAGCCATCATACGGGAACGCTTCATCTTCAGATCCTCACGGATACAGTACTCAAGCATCGCATAATCAACAGAGCTCTGGCTCTTGGAAATACCACACATATCAATAAACATCTTGATTGACTCCGGTGTAAATCCTCTTCTTCTGAGCGCTGCGATAGAAACCAGTCTTGGATCATCCCAGCCATCAACAATCTTATCTTCTACGAGCTTCTTAATATAACGCTTTCCTGTTACAACATTCGTAAGATACAGTTTTGCGAACTCAATCTGACGCGGTGGGTTCTCGAATTCACATTCTCTCACAACCCAGTCATAAAGCGGTCTGTGATCTTCAAACTCAAGTGTACAGATGGAATGTGTGATTCCCTCGATCGCATCCTCGATCGGATGAGCGAAATCATACATCGGATAAATACACCACTTATCTCCTGTATTGTGATGTGTCATGCGGGCAACACGATAAATGATCGGGTCACGCATATTGATATTCGGTGATGCCATATCAATCTTTGCACGAAGCACTTTCTCCCCGTCTGCATACTTTCCGGCACGCATATTCTCAAAAAGCTCAAGGTTCTCCTCTACAGAACGATTTCTATATGGACTTTCTTTTCCTGGTTCTGTAAGTGTTCCTCTATATTCACGCATCTGTTCTGCTGTAAGATCACAGACAAATGCTTTTCCTTTCTTGATCAGCTTCACAGCGCACTCATACATCTGATCAAAATAATCGGATGCAAAATAAAGATGATCCTTCCAGTCAGCACCCAGCCACTTAATATCCTCTTTGATAGACTCAACAAATTCTGTCTTCTCCTTTGTCGGGTTCGTATCATCAAATCTCATATGGAATTCACCATTATACTTCTCTGCCAGTCCATAGTTCAAAAGGATAGACTTCGCATGACCAATATGAAGGTATCCATTCGGCTCCGGTGGGAAACGGGTGCATACATGATCGTAAACTCCTTCTGCCAGATCCTTATCTATCTCCTGTTCAATAAAATTCTTTGAAACTGTTTCGTTCTCCATATCTTCCTCCTACTAACCATAAGTACCATCCGGATGATCTGTCACATTCCTTCGGAAGTGTGATTTATCCTACAGGTTTTCATGCTCAATATCTTATCACATAAAAAGAACAACCACAAGAGATTCTTTTCGTCTCCTCTTACAGTTGTCCTTTTAAGGTTACTGTTCACTCCCGTGTCAATCACTCCGCTGATTGACACGGAGAATGCGTGTTTTGACTTGAATGCATCTCGCCCCATCGCCAAAGGCGATTTAAAATGGCGAGATGCGTTGCTGGTCGCACATCGTGTGAACAGTAACCTTTTAAGTCACTGTTCACTTTCGTATCAATCACTTTGCTGATTGACACGGAAGATGCATGTTTTGCCCTGAATGCAGCCTGCCTTTTAACAATTCATAAGCCTGTGCCAGAATAGCTGCATGATCCACTGCAATTCCTACACCTTCTTTTACAACATAGTATTTTTCTCTGACCAATCCTGTCCGCTCCTTTTTCAGGATAACCGCATTTCTCTTCTGATCCTGATTTTGAATTGTCAGATGATATTCCGTCTTTTCCCATCCATCTTCTTCATATGCTGTCTCCGGTTCCATCTCTATCTCAAACCATGCTGCATCTGCCGCATCATCTCCGGCCTCTACACTTACATCCGACTCCTTTACGATAGAAAGATACGCACTTGTAATAATCCTTGCTCTCGGATCTCTCTGATAATCTCCATAACAGGCAAACTGTTCCACCGGAAGTCCGCTGACTCCGGTCTCTTCCTGCAGTTCCCGTCTTGCTGTATCCTCCAGATTCTCCCGCAAATTTACAAATCCTCCCGGAAGAGCCCAACAGCCAATACTGGGATGATTTCCTCTCTTAACCAAAAGCACCTTTAATCGTCCTTCTTTCAGTGCCTGTTCATCTTTATAAGAGAAAACAACTGTGTCTGTTGTACAACACGGATTTTTATATCGATATGGATCATATTCTTCCAGAAATTCTTCCAGTGTCTGTCCTTTCCCATTCCGTTCTCCTGTCCCATAAAATGGTGTGATATCTTCTAAAAATGATGCCATATCCATCTCTCCTTTTCACTTCTTTCAAAGCACTCCCAACATACTCATCGGTTCAAAAAAACGACCGATTTCTGTCAAAAGATTTGCAAAATAAACACAAGTTCCTGCTTCTGCCTCCGGATGTGATCCTTGAAAATCATAACACTGTACTCCCACAAGCGGCGCATGTGCCTTCTCCCAATCCCGTTCCAGAATCTCATGAATCTGTTCTTCATCTTCTTCGCCGACCCGAAGAAAAATCTCGATGTTCTGCCTCATCGCATCAAAAAAATGATAAAATTCCGGCAGATATTCTTCCATCTCCCATACAAACTCCGTAAACGTCTGTAACACATCTTTCAGTTCTTTTAATTCACTTGTTTCATAATTCTTTTCGCTCATACGGCTTCCCCTTATGCAGAACCCGTCACCTTGAACCACCACTTCAATCAAATCCAGTATAACATATTTCATGACAAGTGAAAGAATTCTCAACAAGGAATTGCATTTTTTCTTCAAACCCGTAAACCTATAGGAAAATCTGCAATGAGATTTCTGTTGGAATCTATGAAGATTTGAAGATCTGCATCGCGAATCTGCTGAAATAAGAAAAACCCCGGAAACACCGCATTCACGGGCGATTCCGGGGAAAGGTTCAAAGCTGTCTAGGGGAGTACCTTTATATATAAATAGGTACAAACTACTGCGAAATATCGCACTTTAAGGCATTTTCAGCACCGAAACCGTACAACAAAGTACAATGTTCTGCCCCCTTTTTGCCCCCTCACATGATACAATATTTACGCCCCAGAGTCAAATGCTCCGGGGCATCTTTTTACTCAATCCAAGCCTGGAACTTGTCAATGAATCTGTATTTGTCTCCTGCGTATCCGTCCATGCCACTTGCTTTCAGTGTGTCAACCTGATCTGCATAGAAGTTCTTGTTGTTCTGTACAGAAACTCTGTAGTGAACCATCTTGTACTTATATCCATCCGGTGTGATGTAATACAACTCAATAGCAAGAATCTCTGAACCATCTCCGAGGATTCCATTTACCTTGTCATTCAGATCATAGCTGTTGCCGAATGTAAGGTACGGAAGCCAACCATTCTTTCTTGTGTATACTCTACAGCGGATGCTTCCTCTGCTTACCTTGATAGCAAGCCACTTAATCGGAACATCATCACCTTTACCGGCCCAATCCGCTTTGTTGGTTACTGGATCCCACCACTTAGTTGTATAAGCCTGATATGTAATATCGACCTGTCCTAAATCTTTCTTTGTAGCCGGTGCCGGCTTAACAGAAGGTGTGACAGGCTGAACACTTCCACCGAACTCCATGTAGCAATGGTTGACATCTACTCTTCCACTGACTCCATCTACCTGTCCATCAGAAGCATACTGCCAAATTGCATACTGGCCATTGTAAGTATCTTCCGGAAGATTCTTGTATCTTGCCATCCATTCGATGTATTTACCACGAACACTGCCAAGGTGGTTGTTGAACCAGCTTAGGGATGCGTAGATTCCCGGAGTATATCCAGCTGCTTTAAGTCCTTCACAGACAATCTCACAGCATCTAGGAGCATAGTTCTGCGTTCCCGGTTCTTCCACATCAATGAAGATAGGCAACTGAAATGTATGTCCTTTGATTAATCTCAAGATATGCTCAAGTTCGCTCTGTGCCTGTCTGTCGCAAGTTGCGTAACTGTACAGATATACTCCCACCGGAATTCCAAGTCTTTCACACTCAGCAAGATTACGAATCCACTGCTTATCATCCTGTGATGCGATATTGTCTCCGTAACCACATCTAAGGATAGCTCCAGCACAACCAGATGCCTTTACTTTCTCCCAGTTAATGACTCCGTTGTGGTAAGATACATCAATGATAAGTTTACTTATACCATCCACCTTCTTTCAGTTCTGCTTTCTTCTGTTCGATCTCCGCAGCGTGCTCCTCTGCAAATTTCTCCATAGCTTCCAGTGATGTTCCTTCATTGTCTGAGATTTCCTTTGCGGATAATCCGTAGGCGAAACTTTTTGATTGTCTCTTTAATCATCTGCTCTGTCATAATTACTCATCCTTTCCGCTCTGCTTAATCAACTGGTTGACATAATTACTTAATCCAGCCACTAAAATTCCCTGTACGATTGCGGAAAACATTGCCATTGCGATTTCCTGTCCAGTTCCGAGAGTACAAGTAGCAACCACATATATACCGCAGATTACGATTCCAACAATTCCTAAGATGCTAGGAATATACTTATCTGCGATTGTCTCAGACTGCTTCACAGCCGTACCGATAAAGTACAGTGCGATTGCTACTACAATGAGTTCCGGTTTCACATAATTGATAATCTGTTCCATGATTATTCTCCTTTTTCTCTTAAGTGTAATTCTTCAATTTCGTGCATCATCTTTGTAATCATTCCATTGCCACCGAGTTTGTGATATGCGTTGTACATCTCACAGAAATTCTCATAAGCGTAGGACGGGATCGAGCCGAGCTTCATGTATTTATCATGATACTCAATTAACTGGACTCTAAGCAAAAGCATTGTCCCCTTACTGTTTGCATCTCGATCTTTCTTCTGATTTTTTAACAGCCACACGACATACCCCATGAGCGCTGTCAAGACGATTGGCAATGCTGTGACATAAGTTTGATATAAAAAGTGCTCCAACGGTTTCTGCCTCCCTATCCTCCGAATTGTTCCGATTTTTCCTTTTTAGCTTCCAATTGCGATCCAATTGTATGTCGTGTTCTTCATATATTTGTATTCATCCATTGTTTCTGTCCAGTTAAATGTCCCACCTAACACGCTGAAACCAGTACGCTCAGCCACCTTGCAATACTGTGAATATACGCTGTACTCACCGCAAAACGTTGTTATTGCTCGTGGCGAGTCGCTACTGTAAATCATATCAACCATACCTTTAGATGCAATTTTATTAGCATAGATTATCAGCTTATCAATCTTAGACAAGCCAGTATTGATAGTAGGAGATGATGTTGTTCCAGTCACCACCTTTGTGCCATCACCACTAGATGCTTCCATTGTGCCAGTAGCAACACCATCCTTGGATGTGAACCTCTTACCTTTTCGCACATCTTCCGGAGCTGCATCACCGAAGTAGTCACCTAACGAGCCATTGCCATGAAGTGTAAAGCTGCCTCCCTTTTTTAGGTAGGCTGATGCCTTGTCAAGAGAAACGCTGTTAAGAGTTATGCAAAGATCTCCATTATATTTACTCATAGTAACTCGTCCATTACCAACTGTAGGCTTGCCTTCCGTAAGCGATACCATACTTCCAGTGACTTTTTCTCCGTCAACATAAGCTGTCTTCCCTGACACAATGTCCTCTGATAATGCCGTAGCATCTGATGTGTCGATTCCGCTTGACTGTTTCATCGTTCCAACAATTCGCTGTCCACTACTATCATGAGCTGTAGCACCAGCCAGCAAATTTTCTGGTGCTACAGTGTCTTCTGAAAGATTAATCAGCGAACCAACTATCCTTTGTCCAGACCTATCGTGAGCTGTTGCACCTTCTAACAGTTGGTCTTCTGTAACTGTGTCCTCTGTCAAATCCAGTAATACACGTCCATCGTATTCGATTTTATTTACGTCCATATTTTGCTCCTCTCTAACTAACCGATTGTTACTGTAAGCCCACCTGCACTGTTTTCCGACTCAACATAAGGAATCTTCTCAACAATCACCTGTGAGAGACAATTATAACCTTCGTCCGGAAGAATCGTCTGCTGTGCGCTACTTGGAGTTATTGTCTTGGATTGTGGTTTCATTCCTTCACTACCAGACATCTGCCCATCGACACCGAGAATGTTGATACCTTCACGGATATTTGACGGAATGAGCTTTTCTTTCTCTGTTTCCGAAATTCCGACTGTTCCGCTACCGTCATGATATCCTTGAGCAATTACATAGCTGTCATCTTTGTTCGAGATTACGCCTTTTACTGCTCCATTATTCGGCATCGTTCCAACTAGCTTCTTCCCTCTTGCATAGGCTGTTTTACCTTTTAAGATCTCCGCAACTGCTGCGGTTGCGTCATTGGAGTCCACATCGAACGTGCACACTCCTGTGACAACTTCTCCATCTTTTCCATGCGCTGTAGCACCTTTGAGAAGTTTGTCTTCCGTTACTGTATCACCCGTTAAATCAATTAATGTTTTTCCACCATATACTACTTTACTTACTGCCATTATTTATACCTCACTTCCGATATATACTGTATCTCCACCCTCTGAATTCCCGACTTCGAAGAATGGTATTTCTTTCACTGTTACATCTTTTGTTAAAAATTTTTGGGCTGTTTTTAGTTTCTGCTCCATTGTTTTCGGTGTAATATCATACTCTCCTTTATAGATTTCGACATCCCCACGATCTACAATTCTTTGGTAATGCTGAAACTTCATAGCAAGACCACTTTTATTTTCATCGAAACCAATATTCAGTTTTCTCTTCTGTTCATTAAACTTCACGTTTATCAGCATTAGATAACACCGTCCTTTAGGATTCGCCCAACATCAACAGTCTCAATGTTCGAAGCAAGTGCTTCACCATCGCGCGTAAGAACTCGTAACTGTATTTCAGCCCGCAAATTTCGTTGTGCGATTAGCTTCAAAGTTTCTTCCTGTGGCAACCTGACACTTAACATATTGTGCTTAAGAGTGCATTCATCAATGCTCTTCTCAATTACAACAGTTCCCCTTTGCGCTATCGTTACATACGCTTCTTCGAGCAAATCCGTTTCAAACGGTAATGTAAACTCTAATACCGGTGTTGTCCCTCTTATCAATTACAACACATCCTCTCCGACAATGTAGTTATATTCATCAATTGAGATGACGCCTTTTTCTACTCTCTTCTGGAGCTGCGCCTTTGTTACCCTGTCATTCTCGTACAGTGCTGTTTTTTCTGTATATTCTGCCCATTTGATTCCCATGATTAATTCTCCTCATCTCTCTTCTGAATCTCTTCTGCAATGACGCCCGTCTGCTCTGCCATATAAGCCACCTGTTGTCTGTGTTCCTCTCCCAGTAAGGACTCCATGATTAAGCCGATAACAGCACCGTCCAAGCCGTACCGAGATGCTGCTGTGTTGACAGCCAGTCTAAGATAATTCCTACACTGGTTGACTCTAAAGTTAAAAGGTAACGCGATCTTTTCTTCCTTTTTTTCTTCTGCCATGATTTCTCCTTTCTACAGAACTTCCCACAAATCTTCTGATTTCTCGGGTGAATTCTCTTGTGCGGTTGTATGTGATTTCATGCATTTGCACAATACAAGACTTTCCTCAATCTGTGGCTCTTCATTATCAAGTGCCACTGTGGCAACCGCATTGGATACACGTACCGCATAGCGTTCGCCCTCTTTTACTTCCATGCCTTCTTTCCAGGCAGGGAAACAGTACGGCAATGATGCTGCCTGTTCGTCTGTAAGGTTACTGGCTGTCAGTTCGATAAGTTTCCTAATCTGCCTTGCGGCTTCTGTCATGCTCATGATTCTTCTCCCAGTATGATTTTTAGTGCCGTTTCTTCACTACTTTCTATTCGCTCTATTACGTTCTTGCTTGGTTGCACTGTTTTTTCTGTTGATACTCCTTCTTCCAGTATGTATTCATCTATATTCCGTTTCTCTATATCAATTTTTTCTTCCGCCTGCTCCATGTTTGTACCTCTTACTTTTCGTAATAATTTAAATCAATTAGGATCCCGTTCTTAAATCCCATGCGTCCATTTGATCCCCACGTCTGAAGTGTACCATCTGAATTAACAGCTAATACCTGAACATAATTGATTGTTTTTGTAATCCCACCACCCTCAAATGACGGGTTTTTTAGCGTCCAATTATGCATATCGATGTTACACCCCATATTCACGGCATCTCCTGTGTAATTATCAAAGTCAGCACTTGCATAAGTCATCTTCATTAAATAAGATTTGTCATTCCTATTTTTCTTATATGACCATGACATATACCATCCATCGTACTCAAGGTCGAATACCAGTCCCTTTTTGTTCGCATCGCTTAGCAAGTAGTTTGTACCGATATTGCCTAGCTCTGTGTCTCCTAGATAATACCTCGTGGCACCGGATGACATCTCGGCTTTTCTATTTCCTGATACTGTTGTAACAATTCCGTTGATATTTGCGTTCTGACAAGTAAGTATTCCACTTCCTGTCATGCTTGAATAGGTTGATTCCCAACTAAGCTTGCTCGCTTTTAAACGGATAGAATCCGCTTTCTGCTCAATGATTGACGCTACATCGTCCGCTGTGACTTTCAGTTTTATCTTTCCATCAAGGACTTCTATTTGTGCAATAGCTTTATTTGCAATAGTATCATCCGTGTACTTTGTAGCAAGCACCCAGTCTGATGAGCGGTAATATCCGGTTTGTCTTGAGGTCTGGCACCGCATCAGGTCACCTGTGCTTCCTTGCGTCCACAAATCTCCGACATCATAAGGTGGAGTCGGTGTTGATGTGAACACTCTTCTCTTTGCGTCTGCGGTATCTTGAGCTTTTGCTGCCTCTTGCATAGCAGACTCGATGTCCGCATCCTTAACTCTTACCCACTGGAAAGATGTATCAACTTTCATGTAACGGTAGGTGAAACCTTTGCTCTTCCAAAAAAAGAGGTCACCAACGTGCTTCTGTCTCGCGGATGCCGTAGTCCATTCGGATGCAGGAAGGTTGGAATTGCTTGGAGCATAGTCGAAGTAGTAAGTGTCTATCTTTCCATCTATTTGTTTCTGTACTGATTCCTGGTCTGACTTGTAAACATTGTTCACGAAGTTATCAACTTTTTCATCCGCTTTTTTGCTAGCTATTTCACTAACAGACTTTCCGGTTATAGTAACTGATTCTGCATTAATAACTACTCTTCCAGTTTCTGTATCAGCATAAAAAGTGATATTTCCGTTCTTATCTTTAACAATAATCGAACCTGAATTGATGTAATCTGCATTGATTCCTACAGTGTATAGGATCCTTGTAATCAGATCACCGGTAAGGAATAGTCCATAAGGATATGTCTTGCCACCATCATTCGAGATGCCAATGGCTTCAGATGTGATTTTAATTACATTCTTCGATTCTTCTACTGTTGGCTTATCATGGATATATGTTATCGTACTTCCGTCCAGTTGAGTAACTTCTGTAGCATACATTCCAGATGCGTTCTCAAGTGTCTTATTAAGGTTCTCGACAGCTTCTTCAAACTCTGTCTTGGTATTTTGTACATCCTTTTTCACTTGCTCATATATTTTTGTAGCTTCGCTGTAGTATATACTCTTCTGACGCTCCGGGTCTTTAATACCGCATGACAATTGACTGTTTCCAAGATAATTGAATTCATTGGATGTGACAAATGTTGGATATACTTTTTCTTTTCTATCCACAACGCACACAAGGTCCATAAATTCAATCGTAGGATCCGGGAAGAATTCTCCACTAAACGACCGCATGTGCGAACCAATCAGTACTTCACCGATCAGCTGTAGAGCTTCCTCCTCGTTCCCTTCAATAAGAGGATTCGTGATTTCCAATGCATAGTCCTCAGTACCTCTTAACAGTATTGTACTCTTGTTTTTTTTCTTCTTTGTGGTCGCAATTCCAGTGATTGTGACTGGGTCTGTTCCGATATCAGGATCCGTTGGATAATTCTCTAATATGCAGTATCCGGCCCCTTCTTTTAAATCTGCTTTTTTTGTGATGTTTGCTATTGGTGAAAAATTATAGCTCTTAATTGTAAGTGTTCCATTCTGGATAATCGCATTTCCGACAGCAATCTGTGCAATATATCCGATTACCTCTCGGCAAGTTACCTTTTTCGGTGCGTTCTTGATAGAATAATCCTGATTCTTAAATGTCGGACTTCCAAGAGATATATCGCATGTGTTACATACTTCTCTCAAGAGTTGTCCGGCAGTAGTTGGATAAGATAGCTTTGAACTGAAATCAATATCCGCTTTATGCATATCATCGTATCCAACAAGCTCAATCGTATCACCGACAGCGGTTGGTTCAAGGACTGTGAATGTTCCTTCTAACAGTCTTTCTGTTCCGCTACTTGCGTCTGCTTCTGTATGCAGCGATATTTGTGCGTAATAGAAATCATAGTTAGAATATCTCTCATCTAGGTTGTCAATAACCAATGTGATAGATTTGGAGAGTGCGGATCCCAAAGGAAATCCGTTACCTCCATCTTCTGAATATCCATTTCCACTGATAAAAAAATCATTTTCTGAATCAAGGACTAACTTCTCACCGTTTTTCAGTGTAATCGATGCGTAAGCATAGAACGGACCGCCTGACTTTATGATGTTTTTGAATTCGTTGCTTACATTCTTCATAATCTACCTCTAACTTTATAAGGTCAGCGATCATCTCTAAATGATGACCGGTATAAACTACAATGGATTAACTGATGTGACCTGAAAGCTCAGTTCATCCAACTTTTCTTCTCCGACTACTAGACTGATACAAGGTGCGTTGAAATTTGCAGCATAGAACGGTGATGTTTCCCACACTCCCTTGTAAACGTTATAATGGAAGAAATCAAACTCCGCTTTGCCAAGTACCTGTTTCAAAATCTCTCCACCGGTCTTCGCCGGAAGGTCTGTCCATTTCAGTTCATAGGCTTCTACCGTGAAGAGAGGGGAATTCTTCATATTTCCCCTCATTGTTCTTCCAGAGTTCTCAGTGGAAGTAGTAGCCATTGATATCTGATATCCGTCTTCGTCCACTTCCGGTGCTGTGTACGAACCGAATTTTAAATGATTCTGTGCCATGTTCTACCTCCTAAGCCATTTCAAACGGATTTCTTCCCGTCTGTGTTCTCATGTTCTTTCCTTCTTCAAGTACAGCCTTCGCAATCTGTCTACGGTTCAGATATACCGGTACTTCAATCTTGCGTGAGTTGTTTCCGGTCTCTTCTCTTACAATCTTGCGTATAAGGCTTTCAGGTGCTTCGATGTTGTTACCACTCTTCTGGTCACCAAGCACTGCCATGAACTCTTTGTTCGGCGGGATAACTGCTCCTTGTGCTAAATACGGAATCCGTGGAGTTGAAATATATCCAATGTTGAATCCGAAGGAAGAATATCCGGTTAAATCCTGTACCCACCCAGGAAGATCAATCGAAATCGCATTTAATGCATTTGCAATTCCATGCTGCATGCGTTCCACTGCATAGAGTAACTGGTTGATGAATCCAATGATTGCATTAATCGGAGATTTCACAATACCAGCAAAAGCTCCCCATACTCCACTGAAGATTTCTTTCACTCCGTTCCATGCTTGACTCCAATTCGAGCTGAAGACGCCAGTAACGAAATCAATAATTCCCTGGAATACTTGTTTCACGGAATTAACAATATCTTTCAGTGTTTTTCCCCAAGATTCCATGTACATTCCGACCAATCCGAATGTCTTTTCGAAATTCACGCGGAATACTTTTTCAAGGAAGTCGCTGAATGGCGTCAGGATATTATCCTTGATGAATGTGAATACTGCAACAATTGCTTCTTTCAATCCTTCTGCGATAGCTTTTAATCCCTCGGTTACAAGTGTGGTATCGTCAGTAAATACTCCTTTGAAGAAATCTAAGAAGCCATTCAGTACTTCAAGGATTCCAGCTGTAATCTGTGCTACTGTTCCGAACAAATTGATAAATGTCGTAGCAGCCCACTCAAATATAGGAGCTAAAACCGGTATGATTGTTTCTATCAGCCAGCTTATGAATGGTGCAAGAATGCTTTCCCATAAAATGCCAAGAATATCTATCACTTTTCCGATTAATGTGAGTGCCTGTCCTATGGCATCACTGACCGGACCATTCAGAATTTCTGATACTAGTGTTGCAATATTCGAAAGTACTGGCGCAATGTAATTATTGAATACATCAAGCAAAGCTCCAACGATCATGCTGAATCCATTCGTCAGTTTTTGGAAGTATGAGGCAATGTGGTTGTCGTATAAATCTGTCACACCGTCTGCGACATTATGAAGAAAAGTTTCTATTCCTTGTGTTATCGTTTCAATCGGAGCAAGCAGTTCATTGATTGCAGTAATGATTTTTTGCTTATTATCAACAATCGGCTGTACGATAAAATTAATCAAATCTCTTGCGAATGATGCTGCTAATTCAGAAACTAATCCAAACGCTGTGGCGAATATTCCTATTATATTTCCAGTGATATTCTGCGCTGTCTGTGAGCCGAATGTCTGAGCAAAAATCTCTGCAATTGTGGCTGCAAGAGTGCCAAGCAAATCCATGATTTCAGCACCTATATCAAACATTCTGATGAGATACTGTTTTATCCCGTCCACATTCTCAGCAAGGTAGCTTTCGATTCCACCTACTATATTCACAGCTATGGTCAGCCCTATGCTCGCAAATGCTCCGGCAATCTTCCCTAGATTGTAAATGAATTTTTTGGCAAAATTCTTCGCTGCTGCTTGAACATCTTTATCTGTAAATATATCTCTGATGTATCTGCTGATAGAGTTTAAGTCTTTCTTGAGTTCTTCGATCAGTGGCTTGTAATCTCCGAGTCCATCCCAGAATCCGCTCATGAAGATATCTCTGATCTGCTTCAGCCTGTCCAGTACGGAATCAAGCAAGGATGCAAACTTATTGTCAATTGGCACTTCTTCAAATAGCGGTCCGGAACCACTACCGCCACCGGCACCACCTCCACCACCGCCGGATCCGCCAGAACCACTTCCTGAGTCCTGCTTATCCATTTTGTTGATATCATCAAGTGGTGATAAGTACTCTTCCGCAGCTTCCGTAGCTTCTTTTGTTCCGTCCGCTGCATCTTTCGCACCGCTTGCCGTATCCTTAAGGCTTCCGGCATAATCTTTCTGTACTGCGATTGCCTTCGTGTACGTACTCTTTCCGGACAAGAATGAGAAGAACATACTTACATAACTTGCAGCTGTTGAAAGCATATCGATGAACTTGCTAAGAATCGGTGCTACTACACTAAGAATCGGTGCAAACGCTGTCGCAAGGCTGTTCTTAAGCGTCTCAAGACTTCCCCACAACATTGATATACTGTTGTTCGTGCTACTTGAGTACTGTGCAAGGTTTGTGAACCCGTCCTTGATAGCACTAATTGCAGCCGAAAACGCTCTGAATGCTATGCTCATTAATAAGGACATCTTAAGCATTCTTCCAATGCCGAACCTCGCACTGTTCGCAGCTTTTCCAGTTTTCGCAATAGACTTTGATGCCTTCTCACTTGCGCTTGCTAACTTCTGCTGTGCCGGTGCTGCACTCATCAACTTCTGCTTGTATTCGTCCACACTTCCTTTTACAGAATTGTACGATGTGTGAAGTCTGTTATTCATGTCCGCAAGCTTTCTCTCTTCTGCTTGCAATGTACGCATGCTGGCTGCTGCTTCCTGTGTCTTTGATCCAAGCGTAAATGCCCCACCTGACGCTTCTAAGTCGGCTAATTCTGCTTTTGCATATTTGATTTCATTCTCAAGCTCTTCTATGTCATACTGCATCTTCTTGAAAGATGAACTACTCTGCTTTCCTCCAGTAGAAAGAAATTTATCCTGTGCAGCTTTCAGCGAATTCAGTTTCTGAGTAGCCTGTGAAATCTGTGTTTGTATCTCTCTGTATTCATCTGTTGGTACTTTCTGCTCACCGTACTCAGCAATCTTTTTCTTCAGTTCAGATACTTTCTGCTCCTGTGCAGCATATTCATTGTTTAACTTGGCGAATGCATCCGCTTGTTTGTTGAGAGCTGTCTTAGCTTTGTTCCCCATATCATTAACGGAATTTGCCATTCTTCTGACAGCTGCTTCAACTTCTTTGCTTCCGGCTTTCATGCCGTCAGCGTTAATCTCTGTGTCAATTATGATATAGCCGTCGGCTTGTGCCATTTCTAATCCTTTCCACCGCTAATTGTCTGCGGTCAGCGAATATCTCTATTGATATCCGGTTATTTATTCAATCCGAAGAGTTCACGAAGTTCAGCTTTCTCAGCATCACTTCTCTGCGTGCTCTTCAGATGCAAGTCCACAATAGACTTATTATTTTTGTAGTATTCCTGTTCCCACTTCTCTAACTTCTTACCTTTCCTTTTCTTGTCTCGGATGCTGACTACTGTTGAAAATGTGCTTTCTCCGATTTCCATATAGAGTCCGAAGAATGTCCACCAGTGCATATACTCTGTGGCACGCACATCAGCGTTATTTACCTTATTCACAGCCGGTATAATGATTGGTGCATCCTGTTCCCAGTCCATTGTCCTAGGTCTAGGTTTGCCATCATTCTTGATACCGCAGTCGATGAATTCACACGCTTTTCTTGATGCTTCTTGCCAGTCCTTAGGTGACATAGAGTCAAAGTCAATATAGAGGATTCTAAGCATTGTGAATACTTTCTCCTGGTCCTTCTCTTCCTCTGTCATTCCGAACTCAAAGATTTCAGGATCATTCATAGCAGAAAGAATATCCAATATCACTCTAAAATCAGAGCGTATCGAATATTCTTTTCCATTGACTTCTAAAGATGTGGGAAGTTTCCACGGATCCATATTAGTTGTGGTACTTGGCCACATACTTATTCATGCGACTCTGTACCTTTTTTGTACGTGTGTTTATTTCACGTTCGATTACTTTTGCAATGGATGAAAGCACGTTCTCAACGAACAACTCTCCGTTCGCAAGAGGGGAAAATGCTCCGAGAATGGAAAAGAAAGCTTCTTTTGCATCCGCTCCAACGAGATAGGAGATTCTGCTCATGATTTCTTCTTCTGCTGTTCTCATATCCGTTTCAGTAGGATTCTCCGGCAGCTGATAAGAGTTGTAGAAGTCAACTACTTCTTCATATCTCTTCACGATATTTGTATCTGTAGGTCTAAACTCGAACTTGCCGAGTACCTTTCCTCTTTTGTTCTCAATCGTGTAGACTTTGCTACCATCATCAACTACGATCTTGTTTCCAATTGGTTTAACTAATTTGTTTGCCATCGTATTGTCCTTTCTGCTCTAAGCCTAATACTTCTTTATGCTCTTCATCGTATACTGAAAGTTCTTCAGTTCAAGCTGCTACGATTTCTCCCTCTGTGAACTCTGGTTTACCTGTCTTAAGAGAAGCAGCCGTAACATAGCCTTTTGTTCTCTTTCCATCATCAGATACATCGAATGGAATGTTGATTCCTGCTGTGTCTCCACCGTAGGACTGTGGTTTAACCATTACTTCCTGTACATAAGCAAGGTGCTTCTCTGCCACTGTATCCTCTACAATAACCTCAAGCATAAGTGTTCTACACTCATCTCCCTTCTGTCTGTTCAATGCGATATCTCTAAGCTTTGTGTACAGTTTAGAAGACGGATCCGCATAGAATGGATCAGCTGACATGGAAGGTGTGTATCCATTGTCAGTCGTCTTTGTGTTACCGAGAATGTTTTTCTTCTGTTCTGTATCAGGATTCAGTTCTACAGACATTTCCTCGATATCATCACCGAGAATCACCCAGTCTGCTGTATCTGCTGCCTTCTTGAATGTTGAATCAAGATAGTGCATTAATGCTTCACGCTCTAATTTAGCCATGATTGTTATCCTCCGTTATTTCTTGTAGAATATGTTTCTGTATTTCAAGGAGATACTGATTGCCCAGTCTTGGACATTACCATCACTCACATTATCTAAGTGAGCCGGTGTAAGCCTTATGATCTCCTCTATTTTTCTCTCTTCTGTAAGCACTGGATATTCTTCCAGCTTTACTTGTTCTCCATTTATTACAACCGTCTGCTGTTCAAGCCACTTTCCAAGAGTGTCAAGGAATTCTTTGATACTGACCTTAATCTTTGGAGAGTCGATTGAAGACCGGTAGATCACATAAAAAGGATAGTTGCACAACTGGTCTACTTTGCCAGTTACACTCTTCTTTTCCAGTACAATCACCGCTCCTGTCACTGGATAGAAGGCAATACCGCCATCTTCATCTAGTGTGGAGAATCTTATCTTTTCGTCTTCCTCTAATCCTGGAAAACTATCGAGAAGAGAAACGAGTGCATCAGTTACAGCTTCGTAACCGTCTACATCGTACATGACCGGTTTCTTACTTTCCTCCGGCAATTCGTTTCACTCCTTTCACCCAAGACTTCACATTCTCTGTCTTCGCAACATCAAACCAATAGTCTGTTGCTCTAGGATGTGCTGTCTTATCAAATACAAGGTCTCTGTCTGTTACTACTTTCTTCGCTCCAGCTCTTGCCCACGGTGAACCTGTGACAGGATCCACCATGACTTTTCCTTCATAGAGGAATCGTCCGTAGGGTGGAGCACCGGCAATAACCCGTCCACTGCCTTGCATGGATCTGCTCATAATTGCAGACACGTTTCTCATGTTGCCATCACGAAAAGGCATATACTTTTCCATATCAGTGAACACTTGACCGTCTAACCAGTTCTGTGCTTCCTGGAACTGCTTTTCAAATCTGTTCAAGCTAATGTTCACTGTGATGTCACCGGCTACCATCGAAAAGCTTGGAAAATGAAATGTCTTACTCATATTACTTACCACCAATCTCGAAATGAGGAATCAGCGTGTAAGAGCCTACACTTGTGATTAGGAAGACGTTATCCATCTTCTTGTTCAGATAATCGTAAAATCCTTTGTTGGTACGTGACGTATAGTCTTCATCGGCAATTACCGTTTCCGGATATTTGCCTTCCATGAAGATGTCACCTGTCGAAAATGTGATTGAACCCTCTTTGTTTTCCGAAGTTTTCCACACTTTCGGAGTGAGATAGGAAAGATTGCACACTGTCCTTTCTCCCTCACATACCTTGAAAGGTACATGAAGATTAGCTGTATCAGCCGTATCCAAGCCAGTTTTGGCAATGTTGGCTGCCTTGTCCGTTATAAGTGTGACTCCGGATATAACATGAGGATACCAATATATGGCATCATTCTTGTCAGTGTATTTGTTGAATACAGTCACAGTCTTGTCATACATCAGTATCCCCTCCTTAATAAAATTCTTTTCCACATTCCTTACACTTCCACACATGATGAGTCTTGCACTCATTAGGAGCAATCTCATCAAGGAAAGTTGAAGAATATGTTAATTTTTCGTGTCGGCATGTCAACCGCTTGAGCCATCTAAATACCAGCATAGAGAAGGCACACTCCTTTCTTATCCACAACACCTTGCAGATATTCAGAAGCTACCTGTCTGATCAGAAGAGCTTCCACTTTCTTATCCATCGACGCTCGTGCATAGATGCTATCTGCTGTTCCGTTAGTCCCAGTGACGAAACTAATGCTTTCAGCACCTGACGTAATGGATGCTACTTGCTTCTTACTCACAGAACCGTCTTCGTGTTTTACCACTCCGACCGTATCCATTGATGCTTTTCTGATCGAGTCAATCTGATGCAGTGCTTCAGCAACCGCACAGACAGCTTTCTGAACCTTTGTATTAGCTTTCTCATCTTCCGGAAGACCATCGGCTAATCGGTCAAAGGTGATGCTGTCTACACGTTCGCTTGCTCGTTCTGCATACTTAGGAAACTCTTCCTCTGTCACGGCATCTCCAAAATATTTAGTTGTATAGAACTGATAGTCTGTGTATGCCATGTGAATCTCCTTACTCAGCTTTTTTTCTTGTCTGCTGTTTCTTCTGTGGCTTTTCTGCTACTTCTTCGTATTTGTTAGGGTTGCTCTTCATACTGGCAATACTATCGGCATTGTCAGTAGAAAGATACAATCCTGTCTCTTTGTCCAAGAACTTCATCTTAATTAACCACCAATTTTCTTATTTTTGAAGATAAGGTCCGGTGTAACGGATTTTGTTCCGAAGTGATAGAACAGTTCGATTCCGTAAGCGTTTGACAGTGGAATCTTCTCTGCATTGTAAGGATCTGACATTACTGGCTGCGCGATTGCACCGTCAACCATTACGAGAGTCTTAACATCTGTTGGAAGATGTACGCAAGAGTATGTCTTAACACCGTGGAAAGCGTAGAACTCTTCGTCAGCTGCTCCAACACCAGGAACTGTTACCTTGTCAAGGTATGTTCTGATTTTTCCGTAGTAGTCCGGATCCAGTACCATGTGCATCATTGATCTTGGAACTCCGTCCACGTACTCATTCTTTGTTGTCTCACACTGCTGAATCATTTTCTCTGCAATCTCTTCAATTGCTGTGATTCCTGTCAGATCTACTTCTGTAGCATCTGCACCAGCTACTTCGAAGAACTTTGTATCAAGCTCTGCTGCCATTCTAAGCGCATGGTTTGCTGTTCTCTTAGCAATAAGTCCTTCAACTCCAAGAAGAGAAACATCTTTCTGCTCTACTTCTTCTACAATCTCTCTGTCCTGATCGATTGGAATTGTTACCGGCTTACCTTTAACACCGTCACCTTTTGAAGCACCTCTTGCTGTTCCGTAAGCTTTCGGTGTTGCGTTCGCAAATCTCTTTGCTTCTACTGTTCCGGCATGAGGATCACCAGAAAGCTCTGTGTTCTTCATTGCTCCGGAAATTGTAAGTTTCTGTACGTTCTCGATTACCTTTCCGTACTCCTCAGCGAGGAACATTTTTCCAGTTGGATCGAGAAGCATGTTTAATGACTGAATTCTTGTATCTGCCATGTTCGTAATCTCCTTTAACTTTTTAAGGTCGACGATTATCTCTGATTGATAACCGTTCTATCGCATGACTACCATACTGCCGGTGGTGTGTACACTGGATCCTTGCCGTCTCCTCCGCCTTTGTTTGTAGGTGCTGTGAAAGTTGGCACATTCGGAGCATCTGTTGGAGCAAATGCATCTTTCTGTGACTCTCTCAGCTCGTTCATGTAATCATCGAGTCCGAGGATTTTTTCACCTTCACGTTTCAGCCCTTTCTCTTTGATCATGCTGATAATTCCTGTCTTAGCAAACTCAGATGTGAATTTCTCACCTGACAGTGCCTTAACCAGCGCATCGTTGAAGTCTCTCTCTTCAATCTTTGCAGCATAATCTTTCTCGCTGTCCGCAAGTTTTGTCTGCCACTCTTTCTCTGCGGTCTCCGCTTTGGCTTTCCACTCATCACGTTCTTTTGTGATGGCATCAAAGTCTTTGCCCTCAAATCCTTCAAGTGTAGACTTGGCTGTGTCATACTGTGTTTGAATGTTGTCTCTTTCCTGTGTGACTGTATCAAGCTTTCTTCCCTGTTTCTCAAACTCGGCAAGAGTCTTGTAATTCTCATTCACACCGGTTTCGATTGTTTTCTTCTGCTCATCTGTAATCTCGAGACCAGCATCGGAAAGAATCTGAATAATGTTTTTCATGTTTCATATCCTCCTCAACGTATTTTATTAACCGTTTCGTCCACGGTAGGGATTCAGACAGATAAACCTCTGTCAGGGTAATCGTGGTTGAGGGAGTCGAACCCTCATAGCCATTACCACGCAAGAACAGATGCTATAGAAAGGCAGATTCACATCTGTCCCCAGCTCCATTAGGAGCAAAGCCTACCGAGATGTGCGATACCTCTTAACAGGATTCCCCTAATAGGCTATTTTTTAAAAAGGAGGTGCAAAAATATGATATAATCTTCACCCAATATCCATTATGAATGTTTTTGATTACTTCGTTGTACCCATCTTTAACTCTTTTTCGCACTTTCGTATCTTCTGGCAGCAGCTGCGCTCTTCATAGCTTGCTTTCTGTCCCACTGTGCGACTTTCAATCGTTCCGCATACTCTCTTAGGTCATTCTCTTCGCAAAATGCACTATACCGCTTGTTCTGAAGCTTCAGCGTGTGAGCCTTGCGGTCTAACATATTCTGCAATTCAAACCTTGCTTTATCATCCTTGCAGTTATCAACAGCTGTCTGCAAGTTCTGTATCTTCCGCTTGGTGTCACGGATCCTACGCTCCTGTACTCTCTGTTTCTTCTGCAATTCCTCAACCTTATGGTTATCAGCAAAGTTAATCTTCTTGTCATCATAAGGATTATTCACTCCGTCACCACTTCCAAAAGAGTGCCGGCAGTTCCATCCACAGAGTCCTTCACCAGTTCCGAATCCTGTGGTCTTAACGAAGTCCGGGAATCTCTTATCCTTTCCACTTCGTGAGTAGAATCGTCCTTGCCACCACAAGTGATTACCAGGATTCATTCCACCATTACCAGTACGTGCTCCTAAGTGAGCAGACACAAGAACAGTATCCCAGTTCATTTCTTCCATTCTCTTCATGGAGATGTCGGCAGCTGCTTGTCCCACTCCTGTCCTCACGATCATCATCGTTGCTGGCTCAATGCTCATTCTGTACCCGGTAGGATAGTTCACTTTGAGTCCTACTTCTGTGATATTGTTAATTACATCTCTGACCGCTTGTGTGTACGATACAGAACCAGTAGATACAAGATGGTAGGCATTGTCCATCTGATTGATGAAAGTCTTCTGCGCATCCAGTGCTGTGGTCCGTGTGAAGTTGTTCCATTCTCCGGAAGTAGCAAGGTAATCTCTCTCAAGGATCCTGAGCATGGTTGGAGATTGCATCAGTGCTGTTGGAGTGAGTCCGGCTGCAATATACACAGCATCATCCCATTTCAACGAAGTGATACCAGCATCAATGAAAGCATCCTTGATTTCTTTCTGCTGTAACTTTGTCTTGTCCGCTATTTCCTTCTGGATATCCTCTAGCAGTTCACCAGACTCTTGAAGCACTTGTATCTGCCATCGGTCTGTCTGTGTCAGCAGATAGTCCTCACCTCTGCCGAGTCTCTTCATGATTCTCTCGATGATCATGTCCATAATAGTGCGATGAAGGGACGAAGATATCTCCTCCGCCCCTTCTGTTATTCTTTGTAAGTATTCAGGTGTTAGCATTATTCCTCACCATCTTTGTCATTTTTATCATTCTTTGTAATGATTGCAAAAAGCAAAATTGTTACGCAAATGATAAGAATATTCATAGTTGATACCGCCATATTGTCACCGCCTTGTTTATTCCTCTGTATGACAGGTGTTTGTAATTTTTCTGTACATATCTTCATACAACTCCTGTTTGTCACCATTGTATGTGTACTCTGCATAGATACCATCACCGCTGATATCGGTTGAAGCAAGGCACTTATAATTCTGTAATGTCTTACAGCTCCATACGACAAATACATTGCTTAAATCAATCTCAACCTCCGGTTTATGCTCATGGTACCATTCAACAAGTTTCTTTTTACATACACTCTGAAAGTGATTCATTCCTGTGATAATCATGATTAAGCCTCCTCATAAATAATATCCAAACCATACGCAAGCGCAGCATCATGTTCAATCTTGCATCCTCTTGCATTCTCCCAGCCTTTGCAGAAGTATACTGCATGGCACAGAGACATATTCTCTAACGACTTAGCAAGGAAACATAATGGAATCTGAACTACTCCACGTTCTTTCATGGATTCATTGCTGTACCACTCATCTGTGAAAAGAGTATTCACAACCTCATATCCTTTTTCTTCAAGAACCTTAATTGTTTTCTCTCTTGTTGCTACGATTTCTTCATCAGTCTTTCCAGCCATTGGCTGACTTAACATTGCTTTCTTCATCATTAATCCTCCTGTTCGCCAGGACGTTTGCTTATTGGCTCTACTCCAATCAAGCGCCCATTTCCGGCATATGCTATAAATTCAAATTTATTATTCACAACAACCTTTGATGTTTCGCTGAAAGGCTCTATCAGTTGATATGTCTCAAATATTGGCAGATACAGTGCTTTTGGTGTTTGCCAGTACAGTTTCCTTTTACCATCAAGTTTCCATCCGGCATCCGTAGTAATTGTCTCAAACCTTAAAATTCCAAGAACTTCCTGCCCTGTTGTTTCAATATGTGCAATTGTTTTTTGTATCATTCCGCAAACGCCCAATCTTCCGCAAGCATATCCGCCTGAGAAGCAAGCCATCCCATCTGTACTCCCGATGTTCCGACAAATGAAATAGCCATGTTTCCAATAGCATCATGTTCACAGTTTACAATTTCTCCATCTGCTGTTTTGTAAGAAATGCCAGTGGCAAGCTGAATGTACTGCTCCTTTCCATTCCAACCTTTACGAGCTACTTTACGTCCTTTCTTTAATTGCTTAATAGCTTCACCGAAAGAAAAAGTTGCTTCACCACCAAGTGCCGGACAGTTCGTGTCATTCGCAAAAATCCATTCATCGGAGCAAATATTGGTAAATGTGTAATCCACACACTCGGTGCTACGGACATCAATGTCATTACCATCTTTTGTATGCATCAGAATTGACTGTGCCGGAATACACCAGAACCAATATCCGGCCCATGATGGAAGTTTTACCTTTGCTCCATGCTTCATTGCTTCAAATGCTTCTTTAAATGTCATCGTTCATTTCTCCTTTCTTTCTGCTTCTATAACGCACTTACACTCTTAAATGTTTCCTCTATCTTTGGATACTGGATAGCAAACCAGTCCACTATTGTTTCCTCATGCCCAAACTGTTTGTAATGTTCAAAGTTCGGTCCTAATCCGCTTTCGTAAAGAAAAGCATGTATGATTTCGTGACGTAACTGTTTCTTCATCAAACAGTCGAAATCGCCTAACTTGTTCACGTTATCAGTTCTCAATTTGATGATTTTAGATGTATAGTCGCAGTATCCGTCATATTCTGCATCTTTCATCTCTTCACGGATAATTTTATATTCAGTTCCTAATACGTTTACTTTTTCCATTGCTGCTCCTCTCTTAAAAACGAAATAGGAGGGTTCGAACCTCCATCTTCAACTCTCGCGTTGGTGCTTTACCAGTTAAGCTACATTTCATTAGCAGGTGGACAGTAATCAAACCACCTCTGCTACGGTTCTTTGACAGTACGAAGAAAACAATAAACACTGTGACTATCGTGCAAAAATGTGAATATTAAATCTTTGACGGAAACTCCGCAGCTAAAATCCGTCTGTTACATTTTTTCAAACACAATTAGGTCTTCACCTTATTCAATCATGGTAAAAGTCATATTCTGCCACTGTGATGATAGGTCTGAGCTTCTGAGAGCGACTCTTGGCTTCCTACCACTGTCTAAGCACACATGGGATTGATACCCACAAATTTCACGGTTCTTTCAGAGAATTTAATGTTTTTCTTATCGCCTTTAAAACATTTTGTTTGAATTAAGAACTTGCCATACCGCTACTTTAACGAATTTCTTGTGTTATACACTGATTTCTCAGCTTCAAGGCAAATCAGCTTATTGAGAATTTCCAGTTAGTCCGTAGTCTCTCGCACCACTCACATCACTGGATTATTTCTGCACCGCAGATGTCTATTAATCACTGACCACAAGGATTCTGCATTTGACTTCTCTATGATGATACACTGCAAGGCATTGTTGACGGTTTCCGTCTTCACCAATGGAATCACTCCCAGTGGAAAGAATCAGCTTATCCAATATCTCGAACAAGCCTATCTCGTCACCATTGCATCTCGGCATGACTGAAAAATCACTCTTCACCGAGGTAATCATATTTGAAAATAGCCGTATAAGGATTCGAACCTCAATCTTTCACTTTGGTAGGGGTAGAATGAACGCTTTACCGTTAAGCTATACGGCTTCCAACTACACTGTAGTAAGGAAAAGTTATGAAAAAGTTTTTTCTCCGAAACTCGGAGAGAGCTACCGTTCGGATTCGAACCGAAAACCTGTTGATTCGTAATCAACTGCTCTATCCATTTGAGCTATGATAGCTTAAGCATCGAGCGTGAACCAAGAAAAACCGCTCGATACATTATTTTAGGTGTTCCCGGGGAGATGACAAGAAACCGGGAATAGGCCTGTCCCGGTTATGCTCCGAGTCTGCGTCCTACTAAGGAACAAGCCTTAACCGCCATCTGACGGTTAGTAGCAATATTTATAGTGCTGTACATTGCACTGTCAAGGAATGAAAAACGAATGAACTTTTCGTCCTCAAGTACATAGTACCGTATTCGCTTGCTTTCATTGTCCCCATAATTTACTCATCTTGGAATTTATCAAAGAGAGTTTCGCCTTTGTCACTGGCTTCTTCAATCATTGCTTTCGCTTCTGGCTCTGTCATCCCTTCAAACTTCACGAAGTACATCCATGCCGGTACTTTTCCCTGTACTACATAATTCCACCAACGAGCACGATCATCTTCAAGGTTGTACACAAGATCTTCAAATTCACATGCCGTCTGATATCCGGATGCCGTGATCGTTCCATTAGCTGTTCCAGTAGCGTAGAGAATGTATAAGATTCTGTGGATAACTCCATCATGGTTCTTTCCATCAAGGATTGTTCTGAATGCTTCAATTGTATGTAGCGTTCTTCTATCATCCGATTCAACCTGTGTTGCTGTCTGAATTCCTCTTGACTCATCAAACGAGAAGTATCCATTAGAGAATCCACACTTGTATCCGATGATGGATAGATAGAAGTTGATGGCAGAAGTTCTTTCAGCTACCAACATAGTCGGTACATGTTCTTGAATCGTACCGTCTGCATCCACTCCCATTTCCAGTCCTTGCACGAATCGAGGGAGCTTGATTCCATTCTGGTTAGCATACTGGATTACTGTCTGTGATACAAAAGTAACGTGCTGACTATCTTCCTGTTCATCCCCCATCTTATTGAGTGCGATATCGAGCCATCTCAACTCTTCGATACATTCAGCAAATACCGGTACAGTAAGAGGAGACTCCTTGTCGATTGCATTCGCATAAGGATTTCTCCAGTACACAAATAACGGATATTCCAATCCTCTTACTTCCACTTCCGGAAGGATGTCTTTCCACTCATCTACTTTTTCCAGTGAGATTTCAGAGCCGATACGGTTCTTATCCTCACTCTTAAATGCTTTTGATGAAATCTTATAGACTCTTTCACCGTTCACATCCTCAAATCTGTGATACTCTGCTTTTGTGTAATACCTGTTTCCTTTTTTGATGTATGAGAAGAACACTGCTGCAAGTGCATCACCGTTTGTGTTGGTATCTGTGATGATGAAATAGTCAGGATCCAGGAACTCAATTCCCTGTCCATCTGACTTAATCATAATTCCGCAAGTAGAACAGCTCTCTTCCTGTCTCTCCTGTAACGCGTTCAGTACTTCATCAAACTTCTTCTTGAGCGCATCATTACCATCAATCTCAACATTGACATTGAACAGCGTAAGGTTTGCAATCTCCCGGCAAATGACATTAGAGAACCTTGTCGGTTTGATTGTTCCGCCCATACACCAAGTAGGCAGTCCTGATCTCATGCCCTTATACAAATCTAAGGCAGTCTGCATATCAGAAGAGCGACTTACCTCAATTCCAAATATATCTCTTACTTCGTTTACTCCAAACATTCTGTTAAATACCGCCTTAATCTTTTGCATTAGTCCCATTAGTATTTCCACCTCAACCGCCTACGCAAGAATGTGTAGACATAATATCTTGTATCGTCCATCGCATGGTCATTCTCTTTGATAACCGTATCATTGTTCTTTTCCTCATCCCAACAGTACAGACCAAACTCATTGATACAGCTTGTACAATCCTTATATATCTTTAGGAGTCCTTTATTCAGCATCGTTGTGACTACTCGGATTCCGTCCAGTACATCATTGTCGGCTTTCTTCACGGTGTATTCTCCGTACTTCTTGATTACCTCAATGAACGATGCAGCAGATGGATCTATGATGATACAGGATACCTTTCTGTCTCCGATCAGTTCCTTTAGCATCTTGTAATAGGCTTCATCATCTACACGTTTGCCGACTTCTCTACTGTTGTAGTACAGTTCTGCTTCACGCTGCGAGTTCTTTCCATCGAATGCCCACAGACCGGCTGAAAAAGGATTGGCTGTGCCGTAGTCGATTGACACAATATATTCCAGTGCGCCACTCATGTGTTCATCAGTGACATGCTTTTCTTCATCGAACATCGAATAAACAAGTCCTTCAGCCACACACCACAATCCTAAGATATATCGCTTGAAGAACACACCTACATACATACTTCTGTATCGTTCTTTAATCTTCTCGGAGAGTGACAGGTTATCATCCATCGTGAAATGCAGATAGATGATGTGCTTCTCTTCACACTTATCTATCCAGTTGACCTTGAACCAGTGCCGAGGGTTGTCCGGGTTGCAGTTGAACCAGAACTTAGAACCGGTAACGGAGCATCGTCCTGTTGCCTGGTTAACGAATGACTCTGGCATCAGTGCAACCTCATCGAAGAACATACCGGCAAGAGTGATACCCTGAATCAAGTCCTGTGACCTTTCATCCTTACCGCCGAAGATGTAGAAGAAGTTCTGTGTATCTCCCTTGCTTACTACAATCAGATTGTCTGATCTATGGTCCACAACTTGATATCCTCGGCTTTTCAGCATCAGCTTCAGCCAGAATAGTACATTTCTACGGAATGATCCGATTGTCTTTCCAGCCATACCGAAGTTCTGTTGGTTGAAACTTTCCATTGCCCACAGCACGTAGGACAGTGACATGCACAGTGTCTTACCACTTCGGATTGCTCCGTCTGCTATGATTCCATCTTTGTCCTTTACCGGACTGCTAGGACACCACCATGTCAGCACCTGTTTCTGCTTTCGTGAAAAAGGCTTGAACTCAAATCCTTGTTTCTTAGCTTTCTCTTTCATGGCAGCAGCGCGTTTCATGATTCCTTGCCGGACAGAAGCTAATCTCTCCTCAAAGTTATTCATCATCTGTCCACACCTCACTCGCTGTGGAATTCAGTGCATCCATGAAGTTGTCTTTTGCATCTTCATCGGATCCATTGTCTTTGAACTGTGCTTCCAGTTTTGCAAGCTCAAGGTTCATCTTCCTATCATCAACGTTACGTTTCAGAAGTTCCTGTGCTGCTTTGGTTCGTTCAGACAATGATGCGTCTAGGTCGAACTGATCTTTGATTTTTCCTCGCATGACATCAGTTAGATACTTCATGATTTCCTCAATATCTGCTATGTCCTTACTTGCGATTTGCTCCTGTCTAGCGTTGATATAGTCGAGAATCTGTGGTTTGCGAAGGTTCTCACCGCCCATGCTCATTGCTGTCTTTTCACTATATCCGGCATTCTTTGCTGCCTGTGTTGCGTTTCCCAGTTTCAGGTACTCATCACAGAACTTTTTCTGCTTAGGTGTTAGCTTATCCTTAGGCACATTTAACCACCACCCTTTTCTTTACTGTCTCTTTTCTCCCTGTGTTCCATTTGACACTTAATCATCTGTAGTACATTTGTCCTCTCTGTATGTATCCCATGTCCTTGACGGAATAGTTCGCACTGCAAGATGTTCCCACAGTGCGTGCATTCATCTGTTATTTCTCTGTTGGCAATCCTCATGGTTTCACCTCATCCCATATATCTTTCAGACAATTCACTATTTCAAGCTGTGATGTTGTTCTGATCAGTTCTATATCTTTCTCTTTCCACTCTCCATGCCTGTCTCTTCCTAATGCCGGAGTAGATAATATATAGATGTTAATGAGTCTGTTCTGTTCAGCTGAATAGAATTGTCTCTGACTGTACTTTATAATCAAGCCTGTCTGTAAGATTGCTCTTTGTAACTTCTTAGATATTCCGTTGAGATTCACCTTTCTGTCCCTCCAAAATAAAAGATTCCATGCATGATACAATGTCTCTTATACCATTGTAACTGAATGAAATTTTTTCGTTGTACCCATATTTATGAATTTTTGTACATGAAAAAGACAGCCCATTAGGACTGCCTTAATATCTTTTATTTAATTACGTAAAAATAATAATCTGTTTTCTAGGCAAAAAGGGAACCCCATTTCTAGGATTCCCTCAACAGGTGTCCGGATTGACCACCGGAGCCTCGTATTTCTACGTGTTCTCCTTCCTAAACTACTCCCTGTTATTATGATAGTACCACGCTTTTTTTACTCTATCAATCATTTTTCTTTCCTTTTGGCTCACATCATATGTTCCTTTTTCATCATGTATATATCCTTTGTGAGTATGTGGATCTTTCTTTTCGCCATTAACTTTATGTTCGTGTCCGATATCAATTTGTTTAAAATGCTTATTATGTTTATCGTAATAAGTTATACTTTTAATTTTGTCCCGAGCATTGACAGTGACATATACACGGCCATTTGTCATCGTCTCTGCTGGTGTTGTTGCTGCTCCATTTTTATATCTGACAAATTTAATGTTTCCTGACTGATAAAGTGTTTCATATTCTGTTCCATATGGTTTATCACTCATTCCACTGGAACTACCTCTACCACCCATTTGTTCGCTATATTCCTTTCTTTTGTGCTAGTGACCTTTCATCCCCTTTTTCGGTTTAGGACCTGCTTTATACCACTGTTCATTCAAAAACTTATCCGCCTTTTTTCTGTCTTCTTTTCTTTTGGACTCTCGTTCTTTCTGCTGACTCGCATTGTATGTTGTTACATCATACCCTTGTTTCTTTGCATTTTTAATCAGCTGGCTTGCCGACATATTAACAGCATCTCCTGTTTCCCTATATGTCTTCCCGTTTCTCACAACAAAATGTGATCTGCTTCCACCGCCCATATCAATGTCAAATGCAGCAACACCACCACCGATTCCACTACTTGATCCTCTACCGCCCATTTTTCTTCCTTTCCGTCAGTGATTCTCCAAACGATTTAATCTTTACTATGTTGCCCTGGCACTCATCCGGTATCATTCCGTAAAAGATGATTGTTTCCGGCTGAAGTCTTGACATCATTTCATTGTATCCCTCAAGAAACAATTTCTTTCTCTCTTTGTTGTTCATTACACCGACACTGGATACTGCAACAGCTCCACCAACCGGTTCACCATCAAAACACCAGGAGAATGATTCCTTATCACTCCAACTAATTGTAGGTATCACATCAATCCCGTTCATCTGCATATAAGCACCAATCCAGTGCTTTCTAAAATGGTTATATAACTGTAATGCTTTAGGGAAATCTGTATACGTGCTAAAGTCAGGACTCATTACACACTTGAAGTCCTGTAACATGTTGATGTAGGTGTCAGGCTGTGTCCATAATCTTGTGAACTGGTAATCATCAATAAAGAAATGGATTCCATGATCCGCTCTATCCTTACAGCTTTTCGCATAGTTGAATGATAGGAATTCGCATGGATTGTATGATATAGGCTCTATCTGTGGTATTCCATACTCACCAACTCCATCAAATATCATCTTCTGTTGGTTTTCATAATTTTTTGTACTTCTATACATAACAAAATCCTCGCACTTGTACATAGCTTTTCTACTATTGTACCTGTATGAGGATTTTTCGTTGTACCCATATTTATTTTTTTTCGTACTTTTCTATTTTTTTCTCTAATCGCTTTATTTCATTATGAAATTCCTTTTGATGAAATTTTTGAGTTTTTTCAACTCCATTTTTTGCTAATTTACATTTATATATCCAATCCGCTTTTCCCATATCATCATTTGGTTGATTCTCCATTAAATCATATAACTCGCGTTCCTTTTTTATGTCTGAACCAATATACGTTTCTAAGGTACTCCAAAATAATAATTGAACTTCAATTGTTAAAATCATCAATTTTTCACTATATTCTTTGCATCTCGGATTTCTATTACATGGACTGTATGATTCCTCCAGTTTGCACAAATTTTTATATTCCTGTAAATTTTCCTCTCTATATTCACGAATCTTGAATAGAGTCATATTTGTATCAATCTGTTCTAATTTTTCTTTTAGTAATCGTAATCTATAATCTATTTCATAGCGTATCTTTTTATCAGTTCTCGTATATTCCACGTATTCGCCCGAAATGACAACTACTGTACTACAACATATCCCGACTGCTACATTGACTATATATCCTCTATGTCCTTGAATAAACGGTATGTATGGAATTATTAATCTTTCTACATTAATCAGTATTTTAAATTCTAATATAGCAGAAATCAAAAATGTTATTACAGCAATCACGCTCATCCATTTTATTTGCTCTCTATTTCTTCTCATTACTAGACCCCTTTTTTATTTATAATAGTTCATATCTTATCAACATGCAACTCTGAAATAGTTTTCTATTTATCTTTCATAATATACTTCTTCCACATAAAGTTATTAATTTGTTGTACTCTTTAATCACCTTTCACTTGTATCCTTTGAGCTCTTTCCTCTGCAACAGTTTTTTCTTGCTCATTTTGATCTAAATACGCTCGTTCAACGCCTTGTGGTGAACATATATTAGTAGGACAAATGCCTACCGTCTGTCCGTCATTTGGTAGACAAGTGGTAGACATTTGGTTGCCAAACCTAGATTATCGGTCTTCCAAGCAATGTCATTAATCTGTTGTACTCTTCAATCACCTTTCGTCTGTATCCCTGGAAGTCTTTCCGCTGCATAGGGATGTATTCCCTCTTGCAAATGTTGTCGTATCCAAGTCCTGTTGTCAGATTGATGAAGAGGAAATTTGCTATCTCCGGCTTTACGTTCTGGCAGCTTTGAAGAAGAAGGACTTGCTCATATCCAGTGGCTTTCCGGCAGTAGTCAATTATCTTCTTCCCTTGCTCATGAGTGATGCCGTAATCACTCAGATATGTTTCTCTTACGCTCAATGGTATCCACCTCCCACGCATGCTTTTATATCTATCCCAACTCTTGTCAGTCATTCGTTCGGATTTTCTTGTAAATACTCGCCTTGTGTCCTTATCAGCTTCCTTGCCTGATATGCCGGACGGTTAAACTCTTCGCTTGCTTTCTTGTCTACCGGTCTTTCTGCCATTCCACCATAATGCTTTTGCAGATTTGCTTCAATCTCTGCCGGACATCTTCTTCTGTCTGTACTTCTTTTCACTGTTCATCACTCCAATCCAATCTCTGACCGCATTTATCACAATATGATTTCTTGTTTCCGATTATGAATCCATCACCCCACTGATTCCGTAGCACTTCTTTGCATGTAGGACACAAATAGCCTGTTATTTCTTCGCCTTCATATTCTTTTTTAATCACTTTTTTCGGGATCTGTTTCTTCATAGCAGCTACCGCCATCTTCTTTGCTTTAATATTCTCCTCACTATTGGATGTATCCAATCCTTCAATGATTCTGATCGCATCTTCCATCTATACATCACCCTCCGCTCTATGTAATGATCTGTCAGTGCTAAACCCTTCCGGATACCTTGCTTTCAGCTTATCAATATTAGTCTGCATCACATCTTCCATATTCCAACCGAACGATTCGCACATCATAGCCACATACCAAAGCACATCTCCCATTTCTTTCTTTGCGTGTTCCATATCCAATTCTTTTTCATGGAAAACCCACTTCTTAATCATGTCATTGAACTCACCGACCTCACCAGACAATCCAAGGCATGCATTGAAAATACCGCCTAAATCTAAGTGCTGTTCATCTTCATATACAAGATTTTGTGATAATAAGTATTCCATATCACATGTCAACATACATTCAAGCAGTCTTTTTGTTGTTTTCCCGTCATTTGTTCTCATTGCTAATTTCTGATATTCATTTGCTTTCATTATTCTCTTCCTTTCCATTCATCACATGAATCACTGTACTCTGTCCAGTCTGCAAAATATTCACTTCTGTCATTAACGCACTCCCAACCATCTGAAAGATTTCCAAATCCGTGGTATTTGCACGTTCCACAACATTTATCATCTAACATTCTTATCCTCCTAAACCCAAGCCCAAAGAAACGCAAGCGCAATCACAATTGCATGAAATAATTTCCATAATACCCACGCAAGTTCACTTTTTTCGTTCCGGCGATTATTAATCAGCCACATCCATATCGCACTATAACCGATTATTCCAACCACAATGCTTGCGATTCTCAAGCCTAGCTTAATCTGTTCCATACACATTCTCCTCTTCTAACAGTTCAGGATTGTCAAATGCGTTGCCGACAACTTCCATCTCATTTAACTTGATATACGTGTCCGTAAGTGGCATCGAATAACAGAACGGCTCGCATTTACTTAATTCATCCGTTGGAATCACTTCATAATGCCATCCAATTACACTGTCTATCACTTCTTCGCTTTCTACTTCTATGACGTTAAACTCTCCGAATACTGCTTTTACAAGATCATCCGAATTACCATGACACATCAAAATGTCGTTTTCCCATATTTCCTCGCCTTTTAAATCAGTCAAATTCGCATATCGGCAAATCGTATTTTCATCAACAAGGAATTCACCCTCGAGACTTTTATCGTAAATATAATCCTTATCACTAAGATAGCCATGTACCCATGTCCCATTAAGATGCTCATTACCTGGAATTGCATGAATATGTTTCGCTCTGAAAAGTATTTCTCTATTCATAACTGTCAACCACCTCCAACTTTTTTAGATCCTCGATAAGCCACGGCTCGGAGTCTTCCCATTTGACCATTGGAAAATCTACATTGTATTTTAGATGCAAACAAGAACAATTACGCCCTATCCAATTCAGAAGGCCTTCTTCTTTATACGGCGTTAATCGGTATAAAAACAACTCACCGTTCCTATCTCTTGCGATACACTTATATTCTTCTTTAACATACTCCAAAAAAGCTTTATCTTTTTTGGAAATCACCGGCTTTTCTATGTACTCGGATTCTGCCCATTCTCTTGCTTTTTCTTTGCATCGTTCCGTATCAGAATGAAACATGCATTCTCTACACGATGTTTCATGACATGATCTAAATTCCCCTGTTTATCTGATAATAGCAATTCTATTACCATCACAAGCAATCTCCACAATCTCTTTTGCATACTTCTCTTTATTCTTCATAGTATCATCTCCACTCTCCCAAATGTTCAAAACATTCTTTTTTAAATTTTTCTAATACATCTATTAGGTTGTCTATTTCGTAAGAATCCTTAAATATTATCTCGATTATTTCAGGATTAGATGTGTCAATATCATTACAGTAGGGAAATGGTTTCATAAAACAATTAAATCTAGCATTTATACCTTTATGTGTTAATGATATTTGATTAACACTTTCTTTATTTCCAATAATCTTCATCTACTCCACCTCGTTTTACAATTTCAATGGCTCTATCTAACCCTCGACAGAATAAATCATCACATTCTACATCCATATCATGTTTTTCAGCATAATTCTCATAATCTTCGTAAGAAGAATCTCTTTCTTCCTCAAGCTGCTTAATAATATTCTCCACATCAAACGCTGTCGGCTGTTCTTCTATTTCCATAAGCATGGATACCGCAATATCTGCCAACGAAACCATTTCATCTTCGTCTGGTGCTTTTGGTTTTAACCATTTCTCGCATTTTCTCATCAGTAAATCCGCATCAATTGGTCTGCCCATATCATTCTCCCTCTCTGTACGGCTCTGGTAGTGGCATCCAGGCAGCAATTGATTTTGTCGTATGTTCATAGATTCCTTGAAAGTTTCCATTTTCCCAATATCTCATTTCTGTTACTATTCCGCTGTAAAAACATACAATTACATCCGTGTTATCCTCCGGCAACCTCTCACTACATGGAATCCACTTCTGACTTTGCAGCGCAATAGCAATTTTCGCAAGTTCGATAGCGTCAAGCCATTCTCCACATTTTTCTTTTTCCTCAAACTCAGCTAACTTCTCAATAGCTTCTGCCAGCTTGTTCTTGTCCTTAATCACCGCTTTTCCACAGTGGTATGTTGTTAATCTCTCTTTCATTCCCTCACCTCTTCTCCTTAAAAAAGCGTAAAAAAATACCAACCACCGAATATTGATGGTTGGTAAATGAATTATTTAAACAGATGACTAAACTTGTTTGAGTCTTTATACAATGCTGGAAATACATCCTCATATCGTTGTTCTTCCCATAACAGTCTAACAAACGATTCACAAAAATGATAATCCAATTTACGATGATCCACAACATTTAAAACCTGTGATTCATATTCAGAACTTGAAACATCTAAGCCGTTGTCGATTTTGCCCTGTATATCATCTAAAATATCATATAGTTCATCTAATTGGCTTTTTGTAACATTGCAATCATAAATAAACTTTGCAAATTTCGTCCCTTCTCTGAGTAAATCCATTCTAAACTCAATAAAATCTAATCTTTCCTCCACGTTCATATGATTTCCTCCTCGCATTTGACTTGATACAGAAATTATACCATTCCAACCATCAATATTCAATTGTCAAGGTACTGTTATTTAAGCAAACCTTAATTGTTCTTCTGTATCATCAATGTTCATGTTCGGCATTCTCTCACCGACTTTCAGATACGGACAGTTTGCTTCTACAAGCTTTTCTGCCATGATCGGCACAACACTGTTCCCAATTCTTGCAACTTGCTTTGCTATCGGATATTTCTTCCAGTTGTAATCCCTGTCGATAATGTAATCCTTTGGGAATCCTTGCATCAGCTTTAATTCTTCCGGTTTCAGCATCCTCAAAAAGATATCAGATATGATGTATTTCTCGCCCTTGATATCCAGGATTACATTCACCAGTCCAAAACGGTCTTTCGTTGTGATCGTATCAAGCGATCTATCCAGTGTCTGTCCGCACCCACCGCCGTAATACTTAATCAGAAATGCTGATACCAATCCGAAATGCCCCGGAGATGTCGTGATTGTATGAAGTGGTTCGTCACAGCCTTGACCTATGCCAGTCTTGTAATACTTCGCGATAAATGCTGTCACAAGTCCGTATCTATTCGATGTATCAATCGTCTTAATTGGCTCTGTCAAAAGCTGTCCTCTTGAATCACCGGCTCTTGTCTCTCCGTGATATTGAATGATATATGCCAGTGCTTCTCCGCCCCTCACGATATAAGGAGACTCAGCATCGATAATGTATTTCTTGATTCCGTTTGCAATTCTCTTCTGTGTAGCTTCTGCAAGTGGCTTCTTGCGGTCAAATATCGAACTGCCAAGATCTGACCAGTCAATGTAATCTCCACAAGGTTTCCACTTCTTAAAGCCAATGCCGTCAGTACTGTGAGTTTGCTCTGGCCATCTGATTTCTTTTCCATCTCTACGGAATACTGCATACCATCTCTTTCTTGTTGTCGGTGCTCCGTAATCCGCAGCTATCAATTCTCTACTACCAAAACGGTACCCGAGGCTCTTCATTGCTGTAATGAATTTTTTATAATCCTCGCCTTTTTTCTCCGGTATCGGATAACCTTTTTCGTCCAACGGACCCCACTGTTGTATTTCTTCTACGTTCTCCATAAGAATTACATCCGGTAGAATAGCTTTTGCGTGCTTATATACCGCCCACGGAAGAATCCGAAGTCCTTTTTCTCTTGGCTTACCACCTTTTGCTTTTGAATGGCTTGTACAATCTGGACTTGCCCACATCAGCGCAACATGCTGTCCTTTTACATATTTCTTTAAGTTGACCTTGAAAATATCCTCGGTCAGATGAAGTGTATCCGGGTGGTTTGTCTTATGCATCAATATGGCATCTGGATCATGGTTAATGGCTATGTCTACTGGTCTGCCGAGTGCCATTTCAATTCCTACGGATGCACCACCGCCACCGGCAAAGGCGTCTATAATTAAATCTTTCATATCTTCGAAAGGAGCCGATATATCTTTGCCCGGCCGGAGCTCCGTACTCCTTTCTGTAATTTAATGTTATTTATAGCAAAGCGTATCAACCAACTCTGCTACAAGATCTACGCACTGTTCACTTATGTCATCTCGCTGCGTCACATCTTCTGCACAATTAATATCGCTTGCATCGATAAATTCATGCAGTTTGCAAAGTACCTGTTCTTCTCTTACCGTCATCATCACTTCACCTCATTCGCAAGCTGGAATCCCATTCTTGCTGCATTTCTAAGGTTGTCCTTAATCAGCGACTTATTTGGCTGTCTGTTGGAACACAACCATTGTCTGTCTCGGTCATCCTCCCAGTCTTTGGCATTCCATTCGTCCAAATACTCACACTCAGCTTTCGCCACCTGTAAGCACTGAATCATGTAATCTATCTTTTCTCCTGTATTCATCATTGCTTCACCTCGTATCTAAATTCCATAATCGAGAAGAATTTCCCATCGTGATTTTCACAGTAGTTTTTCAGCACATCCATGCAAGAATCACTATTTCCAATTTCTTCTTCATGCACGACTTTTCTTTCTTCATCCACTACAAGGCAATAAATTTTCTGTGTAACCTCGACTTCTTTCTTTTCATGGTCTTTCTTCCACTGTTTGAGGATTTCAACAACTTGTTCAGGGTATTTTTCTAAAAATTTATTGCAGAAAATATCTTCACCATTATTAGATCTACTGAACTTACATTCAGAACATGAAATACTTTCACACATTTCACACTTAAGCCTAATTGCTTCTTCTGCTGTCAGTTCGTCCTCTACTGGCTCGCATACAGACTCAAATCCGATTCGCCAAATTTTTCCGTTTTTCAATTCGATATTGAAACCATTCCTATAATCGAGTAATCCGTCAGTGTTTTTCTTGTCTGTTACAACGCCAATTGAACCTTCTGCACCCATACATCCAGAAGTTGCTTTTATAACTCTTACTTTATCTCCAACTTTGTATTTCATTTTGTACCTCTCTTTCTCAGCCTTTCTAGAAGCTTCTTTCTCTTCTGCTTCTTCTTTTTCCATCGTCTCAGGTACTCAATCTGCGCCTGATCCTCTTTCTCTTGTCTGTTCATGGTCTTTATCCCTTGTACAGATTCGGAATCTGCATCCATGCTGCCACTCTGTACAGTGAGCATCCACCGTGTCCGTTTGAGTATTTATCCCACTCTAGATATCCATACTGTCTGTCAAACCAATGTTTCTCTGCGTCCTCGTCAAACACTTGGATGTAACATCCTACACTGTACTCTCTGTATCCGTTACCGTTTGTTGACTCAAGTGTGAGTAGTACATCTCTTTCATCTTCCGGAAGTCTTTCTGTCACTGGTATCCAGCCATGTCCTTTGTCAGCATTGTCAATCTTGCACATCTTCTCAACATACTTTCTGACGGTCTCTGTTGTGAGCAGAATCCCTTCGTCCTTTCTGTCCGGATTCAGTTCATCTGCCATTGTGTTCTTCAATTCTTCCTCGGCTTCATTCAGCCATGAAAGAAACGTTTCTGCATCAATCGTTTTTCCCATCTCTTCTCCTTTCGCTTTTTGCAACATATTGTCCGTAGCTCATACCATGCTGCTTTGCTTCAGCTGCGACTCTTACTAATTCGCTTCGATACTTCGGTTCTTTTGCGCCTTTTACTTTCTTCGGTTTGGCTTGCTTTCGTTTCATTGCCAGTTCCTTTTTCTGTTCAGGACTCAAGGCTCTGTATCTTGCCTTTCCTCTCTCGCAGCACTGTCTCCGGCTTCTTTCTTCTCCGCAAGCCTTGCTACAACACTTCTTCCGGTTGCCGACTATCTCAAATTCTTTTCCACAGACTGAGCATACCGCCCAGCCTTTATTTGCTTCTGCCATTCTTAATCACCTTCCTAGCAACTTACTTTCCAGATCATCCATGTCATAATGCCGTCTCTCAAAGTTGTTATTGTTCTTCATCTGCTTCTTGAACTTCTCATCGTACTTTCCATCAAGGATCTTAGCAAAGTTGTTCGGATTGATGAACCAATCGAAGTTCAGTGAGAATCTCGCATCTGTCTTTCCCTGAAGGAAGTCACTCTGTTTGACCTTATCAACAGCTTGTATCACTTTCTCTTCTCCGAATTGCTCAAGTAAAGCAATCAGTGAAGTGCATCTCTTAGAACCCGGGTTGATGCGGTAAATCATTTTGATTCCGTAAGGCTCTAGCTGATTCCATGCATCGATGATGGATTGAATGCTATGCTGCTTTATAGATACGTCAGTATCTATATATTCTTTCATTCTTTCATTCTTTCTTTCTTGTTTGTGTTCCTTTGCTGTTCCTGTGCTGTCCCTCTGCTGTTCCTTAGCTGTTCTTTTGCTGTTCTTTTGCTGTTCCTTTGGTAGGTCGCAATCTTGATAAAACCCATAATTTACAATGGTTATAGCTGTTCTTTTGTTGTTCGCATTTCGTTCTATCATCTTTTGACTTTCTAGGAAGTTTAAAAAGAGTTTGACTTTCTTTCTTCCCCACCCCCAACGCTCCATTAATTTGAGTTCAGAAGTGATAAACGAACCTCTTTCAACCATTTCTGTATGACTGCCTATCAGCACGTTTTTATCTTTGTGATTGGCTAGTAGCAGTAGGTCAACCCATGCCTGACCTTTAGTAAAAGGTTTGTCACTCCACAGCTCATTGTCCAGCAGATCTCTGTGAATCTTTATCCATCCTTGCATTCTGATCCACGCTTTCTATGCGCTTTTTTGTGGCACTTTTCGCATAATGTAATTCCATTGCTCACCGTAGTTCTGAGATTCTTGTATCCTGCGTAAGGCTTGATATGATGTACTTCCAACTTCTCGTTCCCTCCGCAGATCTGACAAGTATATTCATCTCTTTCTAATACATCTTTTCGGAATTTCGCATATCCTTTATCGTTTCGTCCGATTGAAAGAGTGGCTATCATTGTTTCATCCATGACAAACTCTTTTGAAGTTATTCGATAACACTCATTGTCTTTTCTAAGTGCGATAATTAGTGAGTTTTTATCGTCTTGGTTCTTATATATCTCTATCAGTTCTTTTTTTCTTAATCTGGACAGAGACTTTTTAACTTCTCTTTCATCCAATCCAAACGTTCTTGCTATTTTGCTAATTGATGTCTTTAAAGAATTTGTTTCGTTATTGCTTCTAAGCAAAATATCAATCAGTATTAGAAATGTGTGTGTACTTTCGCTTTTCAATAGATTTTCAATATCTCTACTGATCTCTATGTATTCGTTGTTTTTCATACAATTCCATCCAATCTTCAAACTTCATTGTGACTAGCCAATCCTTGCGATTCTTCCGATGCATTACCGTAGGAATTTCGCCCTCTCTCGCATCGTTTATGGACTGTTCCACAGCTTCATAGATGTTAAGCTTCTCTACCCTCTTACACTCAATATGGATACCAGGAAGACCGACTACATCCGCATCTCCGTTAGATCCACAGAACTGCTGCCCTCTCCGGCAATCATATCCGTATCTGTCTTTAAGCAGATTTGCTAACTCTCTTTCTCCCTCTTTCCCTTTTCGGTTTGAGTTCATCTGTGTCTACCTCCATGTTGCAATTCTTGGCTGTTCGCCTTGCTGTTTTTAGTGCCCAGCCGATACTCTTCAGCCGGCTTTCTTCTTGTCTGATATACTTCATCAGCATCATTCTTTCTTCTAAGATATTCATGTCTGGAATGAAGTACCCTCTTCCATCTTGCATGTTGAGAATCGGTATATCTCGTCTTGCATAATGGATCATGTCTCTAATTGTTCTATCGTCTATTCCGGTCAGATCAGACAATTCAGCTCTTGTGATTGCTCTGTCATGTCCGGTTCTGATGTAATCTAGTATGTCAATATCGTAAGTCTGCATTGTTCTCCTTTCTCTCCCCGGACAAGCCGAGGAGACGAATCATCATGGCTCTGATTAAGAATTGTGACATACTGTTTCAGTCAGCCATTAGGAGTTTATATATCAACCTTATCCGCTAGGTTAATACCGGTTATAGCCAAGACTTTCCGAATACCTCTCTGAACTCTTCTCTACTGCCTATATGCTCTTCAAAATATCTCTGAGCCATCTGCTTGAGTTCCAAGTCCAAACCGTGATTCGGATTGTCATGTACGCTCCCCTTTTGGAATTCATGGAGATGCGGAGCAAGGGGAATCACAAATCCGTATCTCTCAGATATCTTTCTTCTGCTGCCACAAAAGATATGGTGTATGTGTGGATAAGGATATCCAGTGAAGTAACAGTGGTCCATATCATCAGTGAACACGCTTTTCAATCGTTTAGCCAATGTCCACGCCATACCTTTCTTTCAGCAATCTCTTCTCATCTGGTGTCGCAATCTCTGATGCTGCAAGTCCTGCTTCTTTGCAACTTGTAATAAGTCCATCAATGAGCCTTGCCATCTCTGATGTATCGTAGGTACTTGAACCTCTCAACAACTTGTACGTTCTGTACATGATACCGTCTAAGCCTTGCCTTACTTGTGATGTTGGCATCAGATGATATTCTGTTGCTTGCATCACTTTCTTTTCTGCATCTTCCGTATCCGGTACTGTCATGTATATCGGCTTTCCTTCAATGATCTCCGGCTCTCCGTAGTGAATCAGCATCAAGTTATGCATCTCTGCATTCGATGTGTTCATTACCTTTGCAAGCTTGGTGAGTAGTACCCAGTAGTAAGCATTAGCATCAAGACTTCTTTTCTTCCTGTATGGCTTTATTTCAAGGCTTAAAACCTCTTTTCCTTTCAATTCCTCGTAAGTCTCAAGAAAGTCCTCATTTGGCTCAAATAGAATGGTCAGACGATGCGTTACGAAGTCGATGATTGGTTCTTTGAGCTTTCCGGTGAAGCGCATTACTCATCACCATACTTCTGTTTCAATGCATTGAGCATCATGGCTGCTTCTTCTTCTGTTAGTTCTTCCCAAGTCTTTCCGTTTCCAGCAACCCAAGCGTCTCCATCGACACCGTGACTTGTACATATCTGCTTGATTGTTTTGATTTTTGCAGCGGATGCACGTTTCTTTAATGTCTCCGGAATGAATGGTTCGTTGTGGTTCTCTTCTTTCAGCCACAGATCAAATCCTAGTCCAGTATGGATAGCAACGCACTTTACAAATGCTCTGCACATGCTGTTCCATACTCTCTGCTGTGTCATTGAATTATCCTTTACCGGATTGCTTCCATTCATTACAGGTGTCTGCATGAAGTACGTGTTCTCATCGATAACAACCTTGATCAGTGTCTCGTAACATCTGTTTTTATTTCCGTTCTTATCGGAGAACTCTACATCTGTCTTTCTAAGGCTGCTACCGGTTACTGGATCCGGTACTGGTTCCCAGTAAACCTTGTCTGCTCCATGCATTCTCAAAAGGTTGATGCATGTTGCCCAGTTGAGATAATCAAGTCCGTCTCTTTTCTTACAGTACTTCTTGATATCTACATCTCTAAGTTCTTTGTAGCTTGCAAGTGGCATTACAATCCGCTCCTTTCTTCATCTATCCAGTTGCCGGAGAAGAACCACTCGACAAGTTCTTTTCTAAACTCTTCCTGGTCTTCTTCTGTTCCTTTTAGGCAACGCTCTAATGCATAATCAAATGCTTCCTCTTCTGTTACGATTGTTCCTTCTTCCGGTCCGATGCCTCTATAAACTTTCATGTTCCTTCACCCCAATGATGAGTTTCACTGTATCAAGTTCAACGAATCCACCCTTCTTCTCAGCTTTCTCAATGTAAGCTTTAAGTGTTTCCATGCGTGCATCTGTCTTGCACAGTTCTATAAATTTATCTACGCTTACCTCTAATGTTTTTTCTCCCATTGCTTTCTCCTCTCTGAAATGTTATTATTAAGTTGGTTTTATAGCCGAGTGCCTGAAGGTTGCCGCCTTTGCTGGGCACTCTTTTTTAATATCCGAAGATAACCCATGTTGCGATTCCTAAGACAACTACCAATCCCATCGCAACTACTGTCATAACAGCAGACATTGTTTCTTCTCTATAATTGTTCTTAATTCTTCTTGGCTGTCTCTTGATATCAACTATCTGGATTGCTCTTCTTTGGATGTCGATCATATCGATCTGATTCATTTTTTCTACCTTCTTTCTTGTAAGATATACACGGATAACCTCTGCTTCTCTCTATGCAGTATTTCCTTTTTCTACAATTGCGACAGTTCATATTCTTCTCTGCCTTCCATTTTTCTTACTAACACCATTGCTTCTACCGGATCATATTCAGGCACATACTTTCTTGTTGCACCTTCGAGATGTTTGAAGAACCGGTTGTAATCTGCGTAGACCGCTTTATCGATGTATCTGTCTATGATCGCATCTTTTGGATACCGGCCTAGCTTGATCTGATTCATGATTCCGTATTTCCGATTCTTAACAGTTCCCATTGATTGACCGTAAGCTTCTTTGAAATAAGATGTCTTTGCATATCTGTTCACTGGCTTTCGTTCTTCTTTGACAACTTCAGCAATCAGAGGAAGCAATTTTTGGATACGTTCCAGTTCTGCAACGGCTTGTGCTTTTGTCATCTGCATTTTTTCTCTCCTATCCAATTGACTTTCTCCTTCCTACTCTTCAAGGAAATACTCAATCGGAACACCAAAATATTTTGACAAAATAAGTAATTTGTCGGCTTTAGGAACATATACGCCATTTTTCCAACTGGACAAAGTTGCCGTGGAAACTCCTGTATCTTTCGATACTTGGTATGGTGTTTTGTTTGTTTTATCCAATAATAATTGGAATTTTTCGTACACTATTACACCTCCTTAGATATTGACACTATCTAAGGTTTCTTATATAATCAAAGTACCATCTAAGTTATTTAAGAAACCTTATATTGTTTTAACTTAGTTATCTAAGCTATATTTGTATATTAGCATAGTTTTCTTAGCTTGTCAACACTACTTAGCATAGATTTCTAAGTTATTTAGAAAGGAAAAACTATGTATGAAAAATTTGAAGAATTACTAAAGAAAAATAATGTGACTGCTTATAGAGTTTCAAAAGAAACAGGAGTAACAACAGCCACACTTACCAGTTGGAAGCAAGGCAAATATACTCCAAAAATGGAGAAGTTACAGAAAATAGCGGACTACTTCGGAGTCCCTACAGAATACTTCACTGGCGAAGAAAAGAAGGATGATCCTTATGTAATTACTTCCAAAGACGAAAGAGACATTGCAAGGGATTTAGAGAATCTCCGTGGAAAATTAATGAATGGTGCAGATGGTCCGCTCTCTTACGAGGGTGAACCTATTCCGGAAGAAGACACAGAACTGCTTCTTGGACAGATCGAATTAATGATGCGCCGGTTGAAACCTATCAATAAGGAAAAATACAATCCTAACAAGAACAAGAAGTAGGTGTTGCAATTGAAAGCACATGATGTTAAGCACTTAGTTGCTTATTACGTCAAAAAGTATGATACTAGAAACCCTTTTAGGCTTGCAGAATATCTGAATGTTGAAGTTCAGACCGGTCCGCTTGGATCCCGCGCTGGATGCTATATGTTCCTCAAGAACCATAAGTGCATCTTCCTTAACGAAGATTTAGAGGAACATGAAAGAACTCTTGTCATGGCTCACGAACTTGCTCATTCAATTATGCACCGAAAGGAAAATTGTTATTTCATTAGAAACAAGACTCTTCTGCTGACTTCCAAGATGGAAATTGAAGCGAATACTTTTGCAGCAGAACTGTTGATACCAGATGAACTGATCTATGAGAATCCTGGAATGTCCAGAGAACAAATAGCGCGCTTGTCTGGATATAATGAAATGATTATGAAATTCAAAGAACTGTAATTGCGAGGTTATTATATGAGACCTAGCCAATATCATTATATAAAAAGAATACTTGTACACGGAATGTATAACCGTAAGCGAGCAAAAATAGCTGCTAAAAACAGAAAGAAACAGTTAAAGATACTTCATAAAGAAGAAAAGAGACAGCGGAAGTTGGCTCGTAAAGCATGGAAAAAAGCACAACCGAAGAAAATACACTCACCTACATTCTATAGGAACTGGGCGATAATCGCTGCTATTGTATGGCTCTTTGGTTGGATGTACTCTGTAAATGAGTATCGTGGATTGGATATTGTTCTATCGCTGATTTCAGGAGAAATATTATTTGCGTTATATCCGTTCTATAAATTCCTGAAGACAAGGGAGAAGGAAATACCTGACCTAGAATTTGATAAGGATGCAATGCTTTGTCCTCGGTGTGGAGCAGAAATTGACGCAAAATGTAAATTCTGTACGCAATGCGGTTTTCAAATCGTAAGGGATTTTCATTTTCCTCCGGAAGACATTTCTGTAGATAATCAATCTGTGATGCAAGCAGCTCCCGTGGAACGAGAAACAGAGCAGGAACAGGAACAGGAACAGGAACAGGAACAGGAACAGGAACAGGAACAGGAACAGGAACAGGAACAGGAACAGGAACAGGAACAGGAACAGGAACAGGAACAGGAACAGGAACAGGATATTATGCCAGACACAGAAGAAAAATCAACCGATGAGGACAAAATTATTATATGTCCAATCTGTGGAACTAAGAATTTAAAGACATACTCTTTCTGCATAGAATGTGGTATATGTCTCAACAATCCAGAAAACTTTCGTAAATGTATAAGCCATCCAGTTTGCACTCAGAATCAAGAAAAGTCAGAGAGTCAGCCTAAAGAAACTACGGATAATCAGATTCAAAATATCGTTATCGAAAACGGAGATGTATATTTAGCTAACGCAGCTCTGATGGTCGCAGACAGAGATAGTATCGGAATAGGGAAAATTCAACGTGAATACAAGGTTGGATTTAACCGTGCTGCTCATATCATGGATCAGTTATATGAAATAGGGATAGTTGGTGAAGAAAACGGAACCAGTCCCAGAAAAGTTTTAGTTGATAAAGAAAAATGCAAGGAGATTCTTAAAAATGCTACGATTTCCGAATGTCCGGTGCCTAGTTATGAACCAAAACCTACAGATGTTTACGCTGAATTTTGTACAGCATCATGTGAATTCGATCCAAGCCAAAATTTCAAATATCAAGACGATGAAGGAAATATCAGATATAATGATAAACGCTTCGTACAGTCAAATAGCAGTGTTGACTTGCCCCACAAATTAGATACATTCAAAATAAATGAAGCAAAAAAGAGAATTCTTGAACTATATGAATCAGTGGGGATTCAAATAAAAATTGATTCCTACTCAGTATTGCAAGCTTATTTACTTTTTCAAATTATTCCAGTTGGAAAAACGCGGATAAAAGCAATACAATCTTTGCAAAAGGATATTGAAGTTGCTTTGGGAATGAACTCTATAATAAACGTAATGTCTAAAAAAGGATACGTTGGATTATTACTGCCACTCCAATATTTTTTATTAATATAACTCCCGGAAGGGATTTATATATAAGTATGTGGTGTACTTAAGGAACAGGCTCTCAATAGAAAGGAAAAGCTTATGAAAAAGAAACTCGTAGCAATGTTGTTGGTCGGAGCTATGGCACTTTCATTTACTGCGTGTGGCAGCTCTCCGAAGAGTGGAAACAACAGTGAAGCTTCTACAGACCAATCGTCTGATGACGGAGAGGGATTGAAAGCCGAAAAGAATTTGCTTAGCGTTGAAGTTACACTCCCGGCTTCCCTTATCAAAGATGGTGAAGCTGAACTAGATGAAGAAGCTAAGGAAGCTGGTGTTAAAGAAATCACTAAAAATGAAGATGGTTCTATCACCATGAAAATGACAAAGGAAGCTCATAAAGAACTTCTTGGTTCAATCAAGGAAAGCGTAGATGAAAGTAATGAAGAAATTATCGCGGATAAAGAAAACTACCCTTCCATTGAATCCATCACCTACAATAATGATCTGACAGAATTCACTGTCAGTGTTGATAGCGCATCATTTAATGGCCTTGAAAGCTTTGTTGCTATTGCTTTCTACATGGAAGGGAATATTTATCAAGCATTGAACGCTGTTCCGGAAGATGAAATTAATACTACCGTTAATTTCGTAGACAAAGACTCTGGAGAAGTTATAAACTCAGCTGATTCTTCAAGCATGAAAGATCAGCAGTAATTATATAAAGCGTGTGGTGCGCTTAGCAAACAAGGCTATCTCACTAAAAGAAAGAGAGGGAAACACGAATGAAAAAGAAAGGCGGATGTTTAAAAACTGTATTAATTGTTATCGGCGTAATTATTATACTCGGTATCATAGGTTCTGTTATTGGTGGAAAGGATGACGGACCTAAAAAGGTAAACAGCGACACTTCTACTGACGCAACGCAAGATGCTTCAAAGAATGAATCAGAGCCGGAACAGACTGTATTTAACGTTGGAGATACTGTGAATCTCAATGATGTTGAAATTACACTTGTGAACATCACCGAATCTGCCGGTGGGGAATATACTACCCCTGACGAAGGAAACGAGTTCTTAATCCTTGAGTTTGAGATTGCAAACAACTCATCAAAAGATATCAGCATCAGCTCCGTAATGAATTTCGAAGCCTATTGCGATGATTACTCACTAACACAAGATCTTGTTGGACTTCAAGCCCCTGAAGCTAGTGGAAAGAATCAGCTTGATGGAAGTGTTGCTGCTGGAAAGAAGATGAACGGTGTGATTGCATATCAGGTACCTACAACTTTCTCGAAATTCGAGGTTAGCGTTGCTCCTGATTTCTGGTCATCAAAAGATATTCAGTTTGTTTACAGTAAATAGTTAATTTGCGGTGTTTGGAACAAGGTTCATTTGCATGAGAGGAACCATGAATATAAAAGAATACGTTTATGACAACAAACTTTCTTCCTTATCCGATACAGAATTGAGAGCTTATGGAAGAGAACTACTGGCAAGACAATATGCCGGTGAAGAACTTACAGATGAGTTATATACAGAGTTGAGAGATGTATGTAGCGAATTTGTAAACAGGGATAATTAAATAAAATAAAACCGCTCCTGTTGGCGCAGGAACGGTTGACACACCAAACTCCGAAGAGCGGTGCAGATTATATGAAGCAATAATATTGTATCATCTTCGGGGCAGTCATACAAGCAGAACTGTTGTTCTGTTGTGGGGCTGTTATTTTTGTACTCAAATATAGAAAGGAAGATGATTATGTGGGTTGAAGAAAGAAAATCAGGATTTAAATTTATTGAACGCTACACAGATCCAATGACAGGAAAAGTCAAACGAGTCTCAATTTCAATGCCAAAGAATACTGCAAAGAATCGCAAGTTGGCAGCTGCTGCACTCCAAGAGCGCATTGATCAGGAATTAAAGACAGCATCAACGCAGAAGAAAGACCTAACCTTGAAAGAACTCACAGAGCTATACAATACTGAACAGCTGAGGACAGTCAAGCAGTCTACGTACAACAGGAACTGCGGAGCGTGTAAGTCTATTGCAAAGATTCTCGGACCATCTACCATTGTATCGAAGTTGAATGCGGGATATATCAGAGAACGTTTTCTTGCTACCGGCAGAACTCCTGGAACGCTCAATGAATGGATGGTAAGGCTCAAGGCTCTGCTGAGATGGGGATACCGTAATGATTACATTGAAGATATCTCCTATCTCAACAAGATTGAACGGTTTAAAGATGTTTCTCACCGTAAGAAAATTGAAGACAAATTTCTTGAGTCCAGCGAAGTGGAATTGTTGCTTGATGAGATGAAAGTGGAAAAATGGAAAGTGCTAACAGAATTTCTCGTCCTGTCTGGTCTCCGATTCGGCGAAGCAGCTGCGCTCGAGAAATCAGATGTTGATTTGAGAAAGCGTGTGATCCATGTCACGAAAACCTATGATGTCAACAATGACATCGTAACAACCCCAAAGACGGACTTTTCTATCCGAGACGTATATATTCAAGACGAACTGGCAAAAGTCTGTAGAAAGGCACTGAGAATGGCTCAGAACGACAATGTGATACAGTTTAGTAACCTATTGTTCACTGGTACAGTTCGTGAGCACATTGACCACTTCGCTTACAACAAATACCTCAAGGAAAATTCCATGAAAGCTATCGGTAGAAGCATCACACCACACACGCTAAGACATACACACGCAAGTCTGCTTATGGAACAGGGAATTGATATCGACAGTATCTCAAAAAGACTTGGACATAATGACAGTAAGGTCACAAGAGAAATTTATTTACACGTTACGCAGAAGTTGGAAAGTAAACGAAATGAGCAGTTGAAAGAATTGAAAATTTTATAG